CCGCTCGAAACAGCGGTTGTCCCGGTCAGTCCCCTCCCGAGCATAACGCCGACTGTAGCGGCGTTGAAAAGGCCGACCTCTTCGATGCTAGAACTTCCATTGAAGGTGAAGAGCTTCGAGATGGTTGCCTTGTTTGCGGCATAGGTGATTTCCGTACCTGTCGCACAGAGTTGACGCATGACTTCCGACCCCTGAAGGGCCGTCTGCGCTGCCGCGACCGCAACCGGACTTGTTCCTACCGCAATGTAGTTGAAGGGGAGAAACCCCGTGTCGAATAATCTCTGAACAGCCCCTGCCTTGCCTGCATCCACAATTACCATTGTTGCCACGTGAAGCCTCCTATATGGCCTTGCGTCTTACAACCCAATTTCTGAGTTGTAGAAAAACTTGAGGTACTTCAAATGAATGAAATCTTCGGCTGTCCATGACTGCATATTTCTTGACATTTCCTGCTGCATCCGTCTGTACCATTTTGGCACGGACAGTAACTTTTTGTTTCTTCATACCCCCCCTAGACCGTTTTCAACCCTATCTTTGCTTTTTCAGCTTGTCCCCACGCACTGCACTCTTCGATATAAGTAAAACACGCTGACGACTCATCGCTTGGGGCCGTTCTCAACGCCTTCAATTCATCGTCGAGGCTATATTTCTGTCTGATTTTCTCCACGATACGTGCATTAATCAGCCGCACATGAGGACTGGCCGCATTGATGCTCTCCAATAGTTCCGGAGTCAATGCCACACTCTCCACCGTTATCTCCGGGGGTTGTGCGGGCAACGTCACGGTATCGGGCAGGTACATATATGTCGTGCCGTCAACGGTGGCCAGCTCCGTCCCGAGACGATTCATCCCGTCTACGGGGAGGGAGATTTCAACCGTTCTCAAACTGTCGATATGCTTTTGGTAACTGTAAATCATGATATTTCTCCTTCATCTTTATCACGAGGTACCGTAAACTGTGCGTTCTTCTGGCGTGGCCGAGAATCGAGATGGCACTTTGTATCTTTTCGTCTCGCAGTGCCCTCGAGAATACAAACAGACTGCGTTTGCGAATGAAACGCTTGTCTACCCATGTACGGTAGCCGACAAAATTGACGCCTCGTTTGATGAGAGCAATAGTGTAACGTGACAGTTCAAGGTTGAGTGTCTTGATGAAGACAATAATGCGAGTTAAATATTCATTTGCCTGTTTTTTGGTGATTCCGAAGAGAATGAAGTCATCGACATATCGGCAATAGCGCTTCGCTTTTAACTCTCGCTTGATGAAGTGGTCTAGGGGGTTCAGATAGATTAGGGCGTAGACTTGAGAAAGCAGGTTCCCAATAGGAATACCGATTGGTTCGCCATAATCAGCAAATAGCATCATGACATTAACAAAACGTCTATCCTTAATTTTGCGTTCAATCAGACGCTGCAATACATCTCTATTAATCCGATAGAAGAACTTGCGGATATCCAACTTGAGGGTATAGCTGTCGGCTGGCGATGCTATCAATGCTGTCTGTGCGTAGTCTGCACAGGCATGGGTTCCTTTTCCCTTTCGACAGGCATATGACTGGTCAATGAACGCCCGGTCAAAGATTAGGCGGATAACCCGGTAAATGGCATGTTGTACGACCAAGTCACGAAACGCCGGAGCATAAATCTTACGTTCCTTCGGCTCATAAACAGTAAACGTAAGGTACGGTCGTGGTTTATAGGTGCCGCTCTGCAGTTCATCATAGAGACTGTCCAGATTGTAGCTCAGCCGCCGCTCGAACTTGAAGCAGGCCTGGTTCCCATGCTTGTGCTTGCTGGCATCAAGATATGCCTCATAGAGATTGTCCTTGGTAAATGCTTGCTCGAAGAGATAACCAACACGTTTCAACTTCTCGCTCCTTGACGTTCGAGACTGTTGCCAGCCCTACCAGAAATGGAGCGATAGACCGATTTCGCAGCTAACAGAGCCTGCCGGAAAGCGCCTCCCTTTGTTCCACCATTCGGTTGCCCGATGCGAGGGGGAGCGGAGTCGGAGCGAAACCCGATGTTGTTGTTCGAGTTCGCTCGGTTGTTGTTCAAATTGAGTGTCCATATGCCTGTGTTCGAAGCATTGTTCCAATTACCACCTGAAATCGGGCACATATTAAGACGTTTCCCGTTGATTCTCGTGCACAATCCATCCACCAATCATCCTGCCAAGTTCATCGATAAGTCGGCTGATTGCCATGAACCTATGTTCAGCCAGTGACTCACCGCCCTCTTTTGCTCCGTCCTTGAATTGAAAATATCCTAGACTATAGGCCAGATTCACAAACATACGGAGTTGTTCATGCCGTATGTCCAACGTAGTCAGTGTCGTCTTTTTGTGATACCGTTTCTGCGTTTCTACAATCAGGGCATACACGTCATACATGGCGGAACGAATTGTCTGACAGAGAGCATATTTTTCATATTTTGGAAAATGGTTGAGATAGATGTTCATCAACTTTGCTGTTTCCACGAACTTTCTATTCAATTCCGCTTCTGAGTGCTGTCCCACGCGGTCTCCTTTAGACAAATGGGTGGACGCTACCGCGTCACCCTGACATGATTACAACAAATATAAGGCGGAGCGAAACCCGACGAGAGTGGTCGAGTTCGCCCGGGAAGTGGTCAAATTGAGGTACCATACGCCTGCGTTCGAAGCATCGCTCCAAGAACCACCCGAACGCGGGCACACCTCATTAGGCTTGTAATCGGCGAAATAGTCATTCCCGAACAGATTTGTCCCGCCGACGCCGCCGACCAATGGGATTCCTAAACCAGCAGCCGCCCAGTCATTACCGCTTAGTGCTGCAGAGAGTACCTGGGTAGTGCTGCCATAATATTTTGTTGTGGATGACCCGAGAAGTGCCCCATACGTTGCCCCGATGTTGTCGAAGTTCGCCGCCAGTCCGCTTGCCCCGAAGAGGTCGGTAGCCAGAGTATTACTGCCTGTCAGCGCTTTCATGGCCTTGACGGTCTTGAGGATGAACAAATTTGTTCCGTCCGACCCTAAACCTAATCCGACCTCCCATATGAGCCCGTTTAAGTCGGCCACCCCGCTATTTTGTCCGTTATGAGTTGTGCGAGAAAAGTAGTTAGCAGACCCAGTTAATCCACAGTTGTAAGTACCGTTGTTATCACTGATATAAAGGATACTTGCGTCTTGTGCGTCGCCTAAGGCATTGTTATTGCAACCCTTCGGGAACATGCTGTTCGTCAGAAACCATGCACAGTTGAGAACTGATGTTGCGGCCTGACCATGCGCTAACGCCAATAGTGCCAATCCAGCCTGAATGAAACGGCTGTTGGCGAAGAAACTTGCGCCCCTCGTCTTGCTTGCGGCTTGCGAGCCTCCGAGGTTGTTGGCGGGTACGCCCGTCAAGGCAGAATAGACGGCTGTCGACAGACTCCCGCGTTGTGCACTCGTCAGCACAATGCCGTTCTTAATGCTCGAGGCTATTCCTCCATTGTTCGAGTCGATGTACTTGTCGACGAACACGCCCGGTTGAACGAAACCTCCATCATAGAACATGCGGTGAAGGGCATAACCTGCGGCGTTGGCTGTGGCGACATTTGCGTAGTAGGAAAATTCTTTGATGCCCACAACGTTGACCTCGAGTCCATTCGCTCCGGTTCCGTATTTGTAGAAGAACGCCGGAATCCAGACCATCGCAGAACCGTCCGAGAACTGGTAGTTACCATAGTTGTCGCTGGTCGGGTCTCTTGTCCCATTAAGTTCCCACATCCCAGTTGGCAAAGCGAAAGGACAGATACCGACACCAAATCCCATCTGACCCGGGACGCCGATATTGTTAATAAGGGCTATTGCAACACCACTATCTTGAACCACCTGACCACTTGTGTCCGCAAACATGAGAATGTGATTAGGAACAGAAGATGGAGGCCCAGTGACGTTTGCAGTGGGGGTAATAACGGTTGTCCCAACAGTAATTTGATTAGCAATGACTTTTGCCCATTTCTTTGCAGCAGTTCCTAGTTGTCCTTCCCCGTCTGCTCTCGGTACAATATTTCTCGTTGCCATAGAATCTCCTTATGCGACGGGCATGACGTCGCCGTTTGCATCGACTTCTAGATTAGTTCCCGATTGATACACCGTTGCTGGTTCAAGGTCGCTGTTAACGTCCAGTTCAAACCACGTTTTCGCCGCATTCGCATCAATAGCACTCTGAATTCCATCCATGACCGCCTTTGTAAGGCCGTTCATCAGCCAGTATTCTTTGCCGGAGAGGTTATGAACGACAGCCGCAGTACCCTCCTGCGCGCGCGTGATGGTCAATGTATAAGTCCCTGCGTTGAGAGCGGTGACACGGACGATTTCAACTGCCGAGTCATCCTCGGGAGATGGAAAATCCGTATGGTTCCACCAGACAAGGTTGTAGGGCGCTGCCTGCGGAAGTTTGGCAAACTGCTGTGCCGACAGGACAATGCTCGTTGCCGAGTCGTCGTAGTTAACCGACAAAATCGCGCGTCCGAAATTGACTAAGGAATCCATAGGTTACTCCTTCTTCGTTGGTTCCTGCGGCGTCAATAGCGCTGACAGCCGCTGATAGAGCGGTTGTTTGGCTTGTTCTAGTTGGGTAAATCGGTTCTGAAGACCCTTCTGTTCGTTTTCAATGTCCCATATCGCACATTTCAGGTCTGTAATAGTTTCCATAAACTCTCCTTATGCAAGTAATGTAGAACCAAAGTACAAGTGTCCTGATGCTTCCCAAAGACTCTTTCCATCGCTCCAATAGAGGCCATAGCCCGTTGGAAGATGAATAGACTGAGGAACATTGAGATAACCGCTCGAACCTTGGAATGTGGCAGCGATGACACTTGCAGCAGAAAGAAATCCGGCAGTGTTGATTGAGGAAGCTCCTATAATCACTCCACCATAGATGGTCATTCCCATAAGAGTTCCTGCCGCTATCGAACCCGCAGCTATCGAACCGCTTACTATCTTTGAACCATTGATTTGTGTATAGTTCCCGTTAATAGCGGCGGCAACATCTTGAGGAAGGACTTTACTGTTAGCAGACACTTGCGCGTTATAGGCGGCGTTTGCTGCATTAACTGCAGACTGAGCGGCTTGGTCTGCGGTGTATTGCGCGGTTCCTGCCTGTGCAGCGGCACTATAGGCTTTAGTTGAAGCTGCATTTGCAGCGACTTGTGCGTTATAGGCAGAAAGGGCAGCCGCATTTGCAGCCGCATCGGTTGTCCAACCCGCATTGTTGTTGAGTTGGCTCGTATTGATACCAAAGAGTTGTATCTTTCCTGCAGCAATTGACCCTGTCGTTATTTTTGCGCCGTCGATAATCGTGACATTATCTCTGATTGCGTTTTGAACATCCGTAGCGGCAATTTTGGTATTGGCAACATTCAACGCATTAGTGGCTGCAATCCGTGCGGCGTTTGCCGTTGCATCAGTTGTCCATAGAGCATCGTTTGTGAGTTGACTCGTTGAGATAGCCCCGGCATCAAGAGATACCCTTCCTGCCTTTATACGGAGGATACCATTTGTGACGTCGAAGTAGGAACCGGAGAGACCCCCTATGAACCCCGCCGTGATGTTTCCGATATTGGCGGAGATTGCTGACAGGTCTGTCACATTGAGTTTTACGGCTTCGATGGAACCAGTGATGATGTGGTCGCCATTGATGATGGTTCCTGTCGCGTTGACTGGTTCGACCTCTATATGTCCGGCAGCGGTGCAGCGGATGACGGCGAGGACTATGTCATACTGCCCGGTAGGGTATGTCGATGCAACCTGAACCGTTCCTATCCCTGACGGTTCACTGAATACGGCGTCGACAGCATAGGTGACGTAGGCATAGTAGGTGTTGCCGTTACTGAGGGTGGTAGGGAATGAACCTCCGGCTATATTGAAGATACTCGTTCCCCATGTGACATCTTTGACGGATGGGTCTTTTCCTGATGGAGCCGAGTATGTCGCCTTAGCGAGTGTAAGAGTACCGGCAGTCCATCCGACGTGATTGAGTGATGATTCGGAAAACTTCACGGTACAGCCGCGTATTCTGTTGACGAAGTTCCCCAAGTAGGTTGTAATCGTTCCCGCATAAAGTTTGTCTGCGGTGACACAGCCGCTCGCAAGGTTTCCCGAGAGGACGCCCCCTGCAGTCAGGCGGTTGTAGAGTGCCGTTGCCTGTACGTCCATGTCGAGGATTCCCTGCGGCTGGACGGCGTTCGCCTCTAACATCTCGAGCCATTCCGAGTAGGTGTCGTCGTATCTACAAACGGCGCGGACTCTGTAGAGGTACTTCTTCGTTCGGTTGAGTCCGGTGTCTATGAAAAACCCGCCCGGGGTCTCGGCAATGCGGACATAGGAACCCCACACGAGTGTGATAGGATTTTCGCTGCTGTCGAGGCACTGCGCTTCCTTGCGCTCGAGCTG